TAGTTGTAGTTGTAGTTGTATTAGTTAAGGGATTAGTAAGCAACTGTCTAAGTTCTGCAGCCCAATCGTCATTTATACCAAGTATCGTTGTGTTATAATTGGTAGACATGGCGTTTAGGGCATCAAACCCATCCATTGCAACTGTACCCAATTGAGTAAAACCAGCAACTGCGGTTGTACCTATTTGAGTAAATCCAGTAACACTTACATTTTCTATGGATTCAAACCCAGCGATTGCTACATCTTGAGTTTGTTCTCCAGCGATGTTTAGAGCATCGAATCCAGCAAGTCCCATATCTAAAAGATATTCGGAATTTGCCTGACCAGATGTTGCCCATTGTTCAGCGAGACCTACATATGTTGCTTGTGTACCCAACTGAATAGCTCGTTGAGATTCAAAACTTGCGAGTTGAATGTCCTTACTGTTATTCGATTGAGTTTTAGCGAGGTCTGATTGAAACCACAATCCACCTAAAGTAGTCATGGATGGAACCATAACTTGAGCCCATTTTAGGGCATCACTTTCAATGAATTGAGGAACAATGGTGTCATCTCTAGTCAATGCGATTGCCATTACAGCAGCACTAGCTGCACCAGAATCACCAGACAATGCAAGTTTTGAAAGTGCATCGTATCTTGCTTCTGATACTGCCGCCTGTGCTTCTGCGGCTCTTCTCATCGCGTCATAATATTCCGTGCCACCTGTGGCACATCCTACCATCAAGATAGCCACTAGCAATGTGACCACCTTTAAGGTGCGAGACATAATTAAGTCCTCTTTTCGTCCATGAATTGAGCGTGCCACTTGAGTTGGCACCTGTATATTTATACATCACGACTTTGTAAAAGAGTCTCTTATTTTCTTCGCTACATTCCTCTGGGCAACGGATTTTGAATCTTTCTTACCAAAATCCTGTGCCAATGCTGATGTCGGATTAGCATCCGATATCTTGGACAGCACCTCTTTAAATCCACCATCGGGTCTTACCCTGTCACCAACTCCACCCTTATTAATATTCGGTGCTTGTGGTACTTGTCTGAAATGGGGATTCTTTTGCATCATCTTTTCTTTGTCATCTATTTTCATCATGACTTCAAAGATTTCGCCTGTATCTGTATTTTCTATCTCGTAAATTGGCATTAAAAACTTCCTCTGTAGTGTGACAATAGACCTATGAGAAGAAGTGCGGTACTAATAACATTCATGATAATAATCGCTCTATCTTTCCATAGTATTCCAACATATGTCCAGCCAATCATACCGAAAAACCCAAACCACATATCATATATGCGTGGGTAATCAGCAGCTCTAATCGTAAGTGCTACTAATATTAATATAGATGAAAACCATTTCACATACCAACTAAGGTCATATTTTGGTGTAGCAGATTTGAATATGCGATTAGAGTTTTCAAGTTCTTCAGGCGCAAACTTGGGATTCGTCAACTCATCCTCCTCTTTCTGTTCCTCTAGAAAAAGTTCTAGTTGTTTGTATTCTCGTTCATCACTCATTCGTATTCTTGATTAAAGGTTCTGGATATATGTCCATTCCATATGATGCTTGTTCTACCTTAGGCATACCCAGAATTTGTCTTGCACCATCACGAACCTCAGCTGAGACCGCGTGACCAAAACCCTCTGGGTCAAGCATACTATATATGAACTTATACGCATCCAAGATGTTTCGAGCCATAGGTTCTTTCTCATCTGGCCACTTACTTATCTCTTCTGAGATTTCTTTTAGTATTGTGTCACTCATAAATTCATCCTGTATATAAAAAGGTTGAGGGGCGTTTTCATTCCCCTCGTGGATGTTCGGTCATCAACCTATACAGACTTTAGCAGGCATTCTGTATTCGCCTATAATTTTATGAAGCTTGTTCTAGTTCCCACTCCAAGTCATCAAGTTCGTACTCAAAATCATCTTTCTTATTTTCAGCATCCCTTTGTAACTCTTCAAATGGTTCTACCAGTTTGTAGATTTCAGACTCAAGATTGTTAACTGCCTCACGAACTTGGCGAACTTGATATTCAAGATTAGATTCAAGTTCCTTTTTCTGTTCATCGGAAAGTTTCAACTCTTCAACAATACTTTCAACCTTCAAGTAAATGTTACTAGGAACATCGTTGTACTTGATAACTTTAGTCTCATCATTGACGCGACTAACTGTTGAAGTTAGTTCATCGGTTATCTTTTCCCATTTTTCTATCTGGGTTTTGAGATAACCTTTTTCAGCAATTGTATCTCCACAAGTTGAATCCATTCTGCATCTACTCATAACTGCCTCCTACCGTAAGTACTGTGGGCCAGTCCATCTTACCCAACCAGTTCCTTTACCTTCCAACATCTCAAAGACATTGCCTCTAGGTTTGTTCCTAGCGGGGGCAGCCCAACCAGCGGGTTTAAGAATGTCACCCTTCTTAAACAATTTATCCGTTTCAGTCTTCACGATGAAACCCCAAACAGACCTATCAGAAATGATTTTGATGTATTTCTGACCCTCTTTGACCTCTAGTGCAGAGGCGAATTCTGCGACTCTTTGTTCTGCCCTACCGTCTTCAGCATAGGATAGAGACCTAGATGTCCAGTTTTCATAGTCATTGACAATCAGTTCTTTAAGGTTTTCGATTTCTTGTTGCATATTTTCTCTCACTTCTCTAATTTATATGATCATGATCTCATATTTTGACCCAAATGTCAAGGGCCAAAGCGAAAAAAAGTGAAAATAAATCCCTAGTTAAATCAACAACTTACAAAAAATTTGTCAAAATCTTGCTCTTGGGGAGTTCAAAAACTGATTAACTCTATTGATGGCATGTCCTTTATCCATCTTTTGACACTCTTTTGTTCCACCTATTGTCTCGCAATAGATAAGAGTATTGTCCGTATTGTTCTTAAATGTGGGTCTTCCACCCTGTCCACCACTAGCGCATCCCGCTAGTATGATTACTAATGCGAGACTAACCGCAACTTTCACTACCTTTACTCCTTATGTTAGGGGTTATTGTTTACTGAATGCCTTACCAGCTTCTGCGATACCGAAAGCACCCAATGTGACTACCACGAATGAAGTGTAGATTGTATCGGATATTGTGATATCCTGTCCCCAAAACCCTGTTACTAGGTCAACAATACCAAACGCGAGCATCATGATAAATGATGCAAATCCTATGATGGATTTCTCGTTAATATCGTTCTCGTCCCTAAACAAAGCACCAAATGAAAATTTTGTAGATGGTGTAGCGGCTTTGGTTGTCATCTTCAATTCTTTTGTGATTTTTTCCATCTCCCTAATCTTGTCTTGCGCTTCGTCAAGTTTCAAAATTAAGTCGGTGTATCTATCTAAATCGACATCAACCTTATTAGTTCCTGTATCAATTGTTTCCTTTGCCATTGTCAGATTTCTCCTCTATATTTTCATCATCTGACATAACAGTTCTATAATACACAATCACTTCTTTGGTTTCTTTCACGAATCGTTTAATCTCTTGGAGATTATACGCCATGAGCTCATAATCTGGAACAGACATTGCCACAAAGACCATCTGCCCAGCCTCTTTTTCTATATTAGTAAGGAATTCGTCTAAATTTTTGTTTGATACGACATACCATTTAGGTTCTTTCATGTCGATCGGTCTAGGGTATACTGGATGCTGTATAGGAATACGCACCTCTACGGTTTTGATTTCTACCTCACGCGGTTGTTTTGGTATTAAAGAACAACCGTTAATTATCAGAGTCAAAATCAAAAGCGGAATCGCTTTCGAGACTGTCGAATACATCTTTTGTTGCATTATTCACCCTTGGTTCAATTAGGCCTGGTTTAGCAGCAGCAAGTTTCGCCAAGTTATGTCTGCGGAAAATGTCAAGGTATCTTGTCATCTCTGCCTCAATAACAGCATTCTTTGAAGTCAACTCACCAAGCGCTTTTGCTTGTGTTTCGTATTGTTTAGACATCTTATCAATGGTTTCATTTTGTGTAGCGACTTGTAATTCCATCGCCATATTATATTCACGAAGCTCGATGAGTTCTGCCTGAGTATTTGTGTAATACAAGTACCCGACAAGTCCACCAGCTAAAATGACACCAAATAATACTTTACTAATCATAGCTCTTATTTATACTTTTATATCCGACAAGTTTAAACGCGAACCAAAATTTCCTCTATCAAATACTGGTTGGTCATCTTGTACCTGTCCAGAATCAACTAAATTTTGTGCGTTTTCATCCAAGTCGAAAAGTTTCATCTTTGCCCTATCAACACCAATCATAAATCTTTTGTTTCTTGTCGGGTCACTATATCTATTCTTCAACTGTTTGACCATCATGTGACCTTGTTGTTCTAGTTCCTCTGTACTGATAAGAGCAAACATCAAGTCAGCAGTAGCAGGCAATCCAAAACTCTCTGAAGTATCTGTCAAATCTACATCACTATTGTTGAACCCACCTCGCGTGGTCTGTGTAGCAGAGACAATTGGTAAGTCATACTCTACTGCCAGTCCCCTTAGTTCCTCAGCGATTGCCTTGACTATGGTGTATGAGTTTGCACCAGTATTATTCCTTAGTCGTTGACTCACACAGATATTTAAATAGTCAATAAAAATTATGTCTGGGTAAAAATTTTGTTTCAGTTTCAATTCTTCCAGAAGTGCTCGGAAATGCCCAGCATGAGCAGTTGCAGTTGGATATTCTTTGACGATTAATCTACCATCAACTTTGTTTTTGATTTTCTGAATACGGTCTGTGTACATTGCCTTGGATAAATCTCTCAAATCTTGCATGGATACATCCATCATGTTCGCATCGATTCTTTCAGCGATTCTTTCCTCTGCCATTTCCAATGTGATGTACAGAACATTCTTTCCTTGCGAAATCATACCAGCACCAACATGACACATGAATAAAGATTTACCGACACCTGTACCAGCAAGAGCAATGTTGAGAGTTTTGTTTATCAATCCACCCTCAGTAATCTTGTTGAAATAATCTAGGTCAAATGGCAATTTCTCTTCGTGTCTATGATAGAAATCAAATCGAGCTTCCGCGTCACCAACATAATCGTGACCAATATTGTTATCGAACCCAACACTCAGAGCATCTGACAATATAGAAGGCAGAGCATCAACTGAGTGTGTCTTATCCTGTCCATCGATAATCTGAATCGACTGCATGATGGCATTGTATACTGCTTTATCCTTACAAAACTTTTCTGTCTGGTCAATCAACCATCGTTGGTCTTCATCTGTTTGACTAAGACTATTGATAAGTTCCTCACATTTTACATAGAGGTCTTCAGTAATTTTTCTGTTATCTTGTAAGGCAATTTTTATTGCACTAATGGCTGGTGGGGAATTATATGCCGTGACATAATCACGCACACATTTGAATACCTCACGATACTCAGCATCTAGAAAATAAGATGCCCTTAAATGTGCAATTGATTGTCTGACATACTCTTCGTTATGTACCAGATTCGATAGTATTGTCTGTTCTAATCTCATTATAAAAATCTTCCTTCACTATTTCGATACATTCTTCACAGAGATAAGCTTCTCCTTCATCATGTCGAAAACAAATACAAGCATCGTTCTCTAGGTCGATACTCTTCTCACACCTATCACACTTCGGAGTAGGCATCCTTGATATCCTCTTCACTCACTTCAGACTTCATTATAGAATCTGCTGACATTAAATATCTATCTTCAATCCATTGTATAAATGTTTTGTCTGAGAGTATCGGTATCCAGAAATCTTTTGTGTATGTATCTTTAAGTCTGACCTTCTTTGAATCATCTTCGCCAGATTTCGCATACCATCCGTTTGATGGCTTGACCACATGCCCAGATTCAAGAGCCATATCAATAAGACCAGACCACTTGCTGATACCACCCTCCCATGTGACCTCGATGGGGATTCTGGATTTCTCGCGTACAAATCTGGACTTCTCGACATTGATAATAAAGTTGTATCCTACAACATCCTTCCCTTGTTTCTCTTGTTGTCTACCTATGATAAAGATATTGTCGGCACTATAATACACACCAGTTCCCCCAGACACTACATCTTTGGGGAACAAACCGATTTCTTTATATGTGTGGTTTACAACCACCGCTGGAATATCTTTGATTGTTAGGTGAGGAGTCACCATACGAAACAGGGATTTCATTTGTTTTGCACGAGTCATATCGGCAACCGACTTACCATCTAATGCATCATCTACTTCTTTCTTAGATGCAAGATTGCCCACAGAGTCTACTACAATAATTACGCGGTCACCTCTTTCGATACCTTGGAGTTGGGACATCACATCGTGTTTGAGTTGTTCTATGTCCGTGACAGGTGTATGAACAACCCTATCTGTATCTATGCCGAAACTGTCGAAATATCCTTGAGGAGCGCCGAACTCTGAATCATAAAATAACACCACTCCATCATCGTATTTATCCAAATAAGATTTTGACAATAACATGGCAAAAGCAGTCTTGAAATGTTTAGATGGGCCAGCGAAAACTGTTAACCCAGAAGTCAGACCACCATCAAGTTTACCACTCAATGCCACATTCAAGGCGGGGACAGTTGTCTGAATTAAATCTTTGTTGTTCAAAAATTTACTGTTGGATAAAATTTCTGTTTCTTTTACTGTACTATTCTTTTTTAATTTATCTAATGTACTCATATTCACTCCTAAAATAATGACTCCAATGTTGCTACTGGTCTAGTCTTCCAATCCAAACTGGTAACTATAGTAGTCAATGGGTCTATAAATGCTTTCTCAAACATTGTATCATAATCAATGTAACGATGCAAGTCAAACTCTTTCGGCATTAGACCATTCATCGCTACGGTATTTTCTCTTACATGATTAGGTTCCTTCAGATAGAGGAATTTAATCTTGTCACCATCTTGGATAACTTGATATTTTTTCTCTAGTTTCTGAGTCCTAAGCAAGTGATTGTAAACCAAGGCACCCCGAACATGCATCGGAGTTCCCTTAGTGTAAACTGTTTCTCGTGAAGAATACTTATCTATGTTATTACAACCGCGTGGAAAGGCGATTTCTTCTGGAGACATCTTCTTAAATGCCTGCCATGTATTCTCAACGAAATCCTGTAATTCTTTTTCATCCTTGTTCAAACATAACTCAACTGCCTGTTTGAGACTTGAACGAACTGGTGCTGGTGTGGAAGACCTTACAATCTCCAGACCCATAACTTTTAGATGGGGTTCGTGATATCTAACACCTTCGTTATCCCACACATTCAATGCGTATCTTTTCTTTGCAACCCAGATGCCAGTATCCGCAATCGCCTCGCGTTTGAAATCTATCTTGGGTTGGAATACATTCATGTAATCACCCAACTCTGCCATTCTGCCGTTGATTGCTGGGACTAGTTTATCTTCCGTGAACTTATCAAGTATGTCAATTATCTCTTCTTGAGACTTGTCCTTCATATGAAGTTCTACCATCTTATCAAGAGTAACATAACAACTATCAGTATCAGTATAGAAAGAATACTCCACATCCTCTGTACCAAGAAACTTGTTTAGAAATTCATCTACTGCCTTACCAGTATCACGAATAATCAACTGACCTGTCAAGGTAATTGCCTCAGCGATTCTCTCATCGAAATATCTGAACCACTTGTTACCTATCGCACCGAACAGAGAGTTCAATTGAATCTTTCTTGCCATCTGGAAGTTATTAAACTTCGCAATATCTTTTAACAATGCTTTGTTTTTAGTGTCCTCATATTCCTGTTCTGCTTTCTTCATTAGTTTCTTGTACTTCTGTCTATCATCAAAAAACTTCTGAGTAATTTCTGCCATGAATCCTTGTGTATCTCTGGCAAACAGATAACCATTGGCTGCCATCGATAGGCCTGCCTCTTTCATCTTTTTGGTTGAGTGTTTCCTCTCCAGAATACTATCAACTGTACAATCCAAAGGTTTATGTCCTTCTGCCAGCATCTCTGGTGATAGATTGTGTTGCATAATAATAGATGGATATAGGGAAGTCGCGTCAACTGACACAACCCACTTGTACTTGCCAACTTTGGGGTCTTGTACATATCCACCAGCAAATCCCTTGGAGAATGACTCTTTCTTTTGAGGAATCATAATGTTCTTCTCGAGCAGATGATTGTATAATAAACAATCCCAAGTTCTAACAGAAGAAAAGATATCATTGTAATTACATTTACAGTCATACCCCATAGTAATAATCAGTTCAAGGAACTTCATCTTGTCTTCAAGTTCATCTACCAAAACCGTATCAATGATATTATAATCGATGAACCGATTCCAATCGTTCTCATAGAATTCTCGGAAAGTTTCAAACCCACTCTCCAATTTCTTCTTGCCAAGTTCTACCTCGGCAATGTAGTCAAGTCTATAACTCTCTTGGAAAGTGTAAGTAAATTTTTTGTATAAGTCCATGTAGTCAAGTTGGATGACACCCTTCATGTCAACCTTCAACAATTCACGATTGTTATGACCCTTAATAACTTTCTTGCGAGTCATCTTGTACGGACTTAGATTGTTCTTGGCATCATTGCCAAACATCCTGTCAATCCTACCAACTAGGTAGGGCATATCAAATAGTTCTAGGTTCCACCCAGTAACTACATCTGGATAATCTTGCGCCCACCATGTCATAAACTTTTCTAGTAAGTCATACTCATCGGAACAATAAGTGTATGTAACTGGTAGGTCTTTGGTCTCTTCGCCTGGCTTCCATTCACCAGACCCCCAAGTAAATATTTCCTTGGTGTAATTATCGACAACGGTTATTAGAAGAACTTCTTCGATAGGATTCTCTGTATCTGGGAAACCATGTTCTGCTGTTGTCTCGATATCAATTGAAAGTATCTTCATTTTACTGAGGTCAAACTCAATATCATGCGGATACACGGAAGACAAATACTGATAGGTCAAATCAGTTTGACCATAGATAGGATAGTTATCTACCTTAGAGTATTTGTCTAGGAATTCTTTGCAGTCACCATTGTCGCCAAACTGAATTGGTTTTAGATAGTGACCATCGATGTTTGTAAATTCGGACTCTTCATTTGACCTAACATATAGAGTAGGCTGGAATGGGTGTTTTTCGGTAAAACGCTTCCCATTCCTCACTCCACGAGTAAGGATTGAATTTCCATATTGCCACGCATAGGTGTAGAAGTTAGACATAATAAAACCGATTTTTCATTTAAGGGATAGTATACACGATTGTGTATCAAAAGTCAAGCAATTTATCCTGTAAATTTCGGTTTTGTTTTAGTCTGAGTACTTTGAGTGTGTGTAAATTTACCCAACCATTCTTTAACCAAATCTTCCTTTGGTTCGTAGATGTATTCTAGTTGTCCATATGGTACAAAAATTATACCTTTACTAGCGGGAGACTGTGGAACAAATGCAATTTTAAATTGTCCCTGTTTTCCCTCTGTTGGAATGTATTTGATGTTTGCTGGATTAGATACAATATACCTACCCCCTTGGTCATCTTTTTGTAGATAACAAATCATCTCTTCCGCACCAGAAATCTTAATGCCACAAATCTGCTGAGGTGTATCCTCAGTTTCTTCGCGTGTTACTTCTTCTGGCGGAATGTCGATTTTGACTTCCTCTACTACCTTTTTTTCACTTTTCTTTTTTGTCATAATAAATCCTCTAAATTATATCAATGTTACTAAACTATATATCATGGTTCCAAATGTCGCCAACGATATTAGATAGATTCCGTAAGTATTTATTTTACGGAAAACTACATGTTCTTTCATTTCTCTCCTTCTAAGATAAGGTGTGGGGGCTTGCGCCCCCTGTTAAGTTACTTGGTGGAAATTTTAATTGTTTGTGGTTTCTTCTCTTCTGGAATTTGGTTCTCCAAAGCAATTTTAAGAATTCCATCGGTCAATTTGGCGCCTTTAACAACAACTGTGTCTGCCAGACTCCATGACTTTCTGAATTTTCTTTGAGCAATGCCTTGGTGAATGAATTCTGATTCGCCGTCACCCGACTCTTGATTGCCTTCTACCGTTAGAGTGCCATCCGTCACATCAATATCTAAATCTGAATCCGAAAAACCAGCGAGAGCCATTTGAATCTCGTAATTCTCTTCATCAATTTTCTTGATATTGAAAGGTGGAAAGTTTTCTCTAGAGACTTCAAAGTTCTGATTAAGTAAATCGAATACTCTATCAAAACCTACGAATTGTCTGCGTAGTTGTGGAAATGCTGAGACTAGATTGTCCCAATGCGCTTGGTTGCTTAATGCGTTCATATTATTTCTCCTATATTAAGCGAGTTAAAGTGTAGACCTCACCATGAGCATCTACTACTATATTTATATAATATGGGGACTCTTTTTTAAAATTCAAGTAAAAAAATTACAATTGTGCAATTAAAGCCACTTGTAATTTGGTTCCCCTATCAATAAGTGTTATAGCGCCAGTCTCTTTGTCCATTATACATCTGACATGAGTTGCGCCATTTGAACCTCTGACCCTGTAGTTTCCTGTTATAGTATCAAATCGATTATCGATACCGCGTAGTACTCCTCGTCCGTCTAGGTTAAGTTTGATTGCATCCTTGCAAGCCGAATGTAATTTCTCATTTGGGCCTGCTAGTGCTTCTAGTGGTACAAACATAGCGAATATGACAACCGCAGCTGCCAACACCATTTTCATGAAGTTTCTCCTTTTCTTCAAGGTTATCGTTTTCGCCCGATATTATATTTCGTAACGAGCGTCCATTCATCTTTCTCTTTGAAAGACAAAATCTTTATTTGACTCATCGGAGCTGTATCTTCCTCAATCGATTCGTCAAGAAGTTTGACTAGACCCCAATCGCTCAACAATTTAGCGATTGCATTTCGTCTTTTTAAATCGTTCTCAGTCAAGTCTGCTTCTTTACCATCCAGAGCAAAGAGTTCCTTGAAATGAGTTATAAAATACCTACCTTGTTTATGGAGAATATGGCAAGACTGATATAATGTCCTGTCCTTTTTAGATGCCACTCCAATGCGAGACAAAGTTTCCCTAACCTTTAGGAAGTCATCTTCCTTTTCTAAAATAATTTCTACTGGTTTGTAGTCTGGGAAATCAATCTCAAAAAAATCATCCACCATGATAATACCTTCATAATTTTGTTAATTTATATGAAAGTATTTATGGTTTTGCTATTTTCCACCCTTCCTCAGCAATCCTTTTATCGCCTCAATGTCTGCATCACTCAAAAGTCTGAGTGCTTCTTGGGCTCTAACATTACTGTAACCAAAGTATTCTTTTACTATTTCCAGATGTTCTTCTTTCTCTGGTTTTAACCATTTGTTAAATCTTTTCTTCTTACGAACAATGCCACGCAAAAAATCATATTGCATTTTCGCATCTATGTGTGGTCTAGAATTCATTTCATTAGCTGCCACAACTGTATCCATTCCATGAGACAATGACTTGTTCACGATAAAAGCATTGTACTGTTTCTCAGACCAATCATCCACCATAATATTTTCTTTGGTGTAATTGATACTGTTCGCAAAGTCAAAGGGACTAATTGCTTTCTTCTTTACCTTGAACTCTTCAGCATCATAAGTCTTTACTGGTTCACCTAAACCTTCAATCATTTGAATTCTACACTCGCCATGATATCAGTTAGACACGCGGTCAAGTTAATCTCTTGGTCTGCCACAAATGCACTCTTGTACTGATAGTCAGCAATCAATAGTACCAAGTGGGGTACTTGTTTTACCTTATCGATAAGAGCATCATAGACCTTCCTGTAGACACCTTGTGGGTCATTGTCAACATTGTTGACTACCCATTGTCTCATCTTACGCCAGTCCTTACCCTTGAGACTATCAATAAGTCCCTTGGTGTTTATCTCAGCGAGATTACTTAGGATACCTTCATCGATTACACCGCCACGAGAATATCTCTGTAGTTCGTTTAGTACTCTACGATAGTCTGGGAAGTGTTTCATCAACAACTCAGCGAGAACTGGGGTTGAATAATCTATACCCTCTTCCATAAGAATTTGTTTCATTCTGTTTAGGAATTGCCCTGCCATTTCTTGTTTCTCGTCTTTGCCGAGTTTGAATTCAATGACAGATGTTCTACTATGAAGAGGTTCGATGATTCGATTCTTGAAATTGCATGTGAAAATAAATCTGCAATTGCCAGAAAACTCCTCAATAAAAGCTCTAAGTGCTGGTTGCGTGGAGTTTGGATTTAGATAATCCGCCTCATCCATAATCACAACTTTAGGTTTACTTTCAAAACTGACCGTACTAGCAAAGTCTCTTATCTTGGTACGCAATACATCAATACCACTTTCATCCGAACCGTTGATAACAATGTAGTCACAACCAAGTTCATTACAAAGTGCTTTCGCCACCGTGGTCTTACCTGTACCAGCAGTACCACACAAAAGCATGTTAGATATCTCCCCAGAGTTTACATAATCTTGGAAGATATTTTTTATCCTATCTGGTAGGACACACTCTGAAATAGTTTTGGGTCTATACTTCTCCACCCATAAAAACTCATTCATCCTTGCACCCTTTTCTGTAATACCTCAATCTGGTAATCACGATTCTTGTTCCAAGTTTCCTCAGAACGGTCTACCATGATAGGTTTACCTTTGGCAAACTTACCAGACCTCACCTGTTTGGGAGTGAACTTTGCTTTTAGCAAAGTCTCCAAAGCAACCTGTCTTCGTGCCTTCACTCCCTTTTTCCATCTTGCTCTTGTCAATGTACTACCTCCCCATCATATCTTTCTATATCATCTTCTTCAACATATGACCCATGTTGAATCTCAATTATTCTTAAAGGTTCTTTACCCATGTTTGTCACTTGATGCCATTCGTAGGGTATTATACTAAAGTTTTGGCCAGAAGTCAAGTACTCGTATGAATAATTATTTGGAGTACCCTTACTGGTTTTAATCATTGCCTGTCCATTTACGAGATGCCAGATTTCTCCGCGATAGAAATGTCTTTGATAACTAATACTCTTACCAACATCAATGGTTAGTATCTTTACCTTAGCAGTTTCTTCCTCATGGATGACTTTGTATTTACCCCAATCTCTTTCTACTTTGTTTACCGAACTACTAGAATAAGTTTTATCTCCACCAACGCCAAAAGCAAACTCTAAATGAGCATGGGAAAACTTTTCTCGCAGTTCCATCTCTGGAATATTATCTTCTGTCCTATCACCACCATTCACGAATACAAACTTGTGGTCTATTCCCCATGTGCCCAATGCTTTTTCTATAAAGTCTTTAGCAGTATCGTCATCATCATTGAAAGGAACTACATGGTCAACACATCTTAATTCCAGCAACATATCCATTCTGTCCCATTGTGACATAAATGGTGTCCCCTTCTTTCTAGTTAACCACGCATCGCTGTTGAGACCTACCGATAAATGGTCACCCATTTGTCTAGCTTCTTTCAATAGGTCAAGGTGTCCCTTATGTAGTGGGTCAAATCCACCAGACACTAAAATAACTTTACTCATAATATACCTCTTAAAGATGCCCCACCACCGTCTATGTTTCTCGCGTTATGCAGAACACTATCATAGGTGAAATGGGGTTGTTCAATTTCAAACTTGGGTCTACTAGTTTTATCAAACCATTTTAGATTATGGTCTTTCGGATATTTTCTAGTCCATTCCATGTTTGATTTTTTCAATAGTTTCTTTGCCTTCTTGTTCAGCGGAAAGATATATCTAAACATATATCCTTCGATTTTTTTGATTCCTCTTTCTGTCATAAAATCAGAGGTCAACCAAAAAACTCTCTCTTTGCCAGAGAACCTTGCGTTCTCCTCACATAATTTTCTTGTTGCTCTTGGGTGAACTTTCTCTCCATTTATTTCGTACACTTGAGTGAAGTATTGTCCACCATATAAAAAGTTACTTGCCTGATATACATACCCACATTTGCCCATGATACCATCTGCCATTGTATAAAGGAATAGTACATCTGGGCAATTATCCTTTATCCATCTCACAGCTTTCTTTAACATCTGTGATTCTGAATTGGTTGGCATTTCATCTGTCATGCACATCTTACCAATTTCCCAGTAGTGCTTTGACTCTAGACCTGTAAACATTTTATTGATTGTCTGTCTTGGTTGTGTTCCCCAACCCAGAGTCAAAACACCCACTAGTTCACCATCCAAAAAACACCCTAAGTAGTGTTTCGTAAGTTTAGGCATCATCGGTGAATAATGATGCGTTTGTATAAAATCGATTGCGAGTTCTTTTGATAAAGGTTTTAAATCGTAATCAACTCTATGCAAATGTTTCGTCTGTTCCCAATCCATCTTCAAGATTTAGTTCGTGCTGTCGCCCTACAGGACTTTCACTTTGAACATACTCCATCATTGTTAGTGGGTCAGATACTTCATATGGGTCTGTTGGACAATCATCCGTACACCCACTCTCGACAAATGCAACTTCAACTACACCATCGTTAGCGAGTAAGGAATATCTCCATGACCTCGGCCCGAATCCCAAATTATCTTTCCTTACCAATGCACCCATTTGCTCAGTAAAGTAAGCACTACCATCTGGAATCAATTTAACATTATCAATGTCTAACCAATCTCCCCACTTGTTCATGACAAAACTATCATTAACAGATATGCAATAAACTTCATCAATACCAGCAGCTTTGAACAACTCGTAGTTCGCGTCATAGTCTGGTAGTTGATAAGTAGAACATGTTGGAGTGAAGGCGCCAGGCAATGCAAAGAGAACTACCCTCTTATCCTTGAACAAGTCAGTTGAATTGACCATCTGCCAGATGTATGGATTCTCATCACCCTGTGCAGCCATGTTTTCGTCCCTTACCCTCATGTGAAAGGTAATATCTTGGGGCAATTTTTGACCTACTTCTATTTCCATTTTATTTCCTTATATTTGAGAACTTGGCTCAAGTGCCAAGAAATATGTCAGTCTTGAGTTAGAAAATTTGAAAACCTTTTTCTGACTGACTGTGACTTCGTAATCATCGGGGATTACTTTAAGGTTTTCAATACCAAGTCTAGCATCGAACTGTACATTAGCTTGACCAATGTCAGTTGTGAATGAATTACTCTTCGGAGTATTGGGGTCACCAACACTAAGGACTACTCCATCACCACTAGCAACCACACTAAGAGTAGGTGCAGAGATTACACTCGCTGCCCTATAGATAGTATTGATTTGTTCCTTGGTAATATTGAACTGATAGAAAGCATCAATTTCAATTTCTTTTTCTGGCGCTGCCACGATGATAGATGGTTCCGCGTAATAAAACTTGAACCTTCCAGCATCAGATTTGCATGTCAGATAATCATCCGAGAATTCAATCTCTGTATCTTCACTCATAGTGACCAAAGATAGAAATTGATTCAAGTCATAGATAGCGAACTCCTGTGGGAAGTTCTCTTCTATTGTGCCCTTTGCAAGAATGGACTTTGAAGCGGACACAGTTGACAAACTACTACCTTCCTTAACCAAAAGATTTGTGTTAATGGTGGCGTAATTTTTCAACAACTCCAAAGTTGTTTTAGATAGTTTCATAATATACCTCAATCAAATTAAACATCATATAATAACATTTGTTAGGGGCAAATGTCAACCCCAAATTTTTTATACTTCGCCAGTAACAATCTCTTCTGTCATGCTGTTAGCAGTTAAGTAATCTTTGTATGCAGTTTCGGATAGATGTCCTGTACCATTGTAAGGAGCGGCTGCAAATAAAGCATCCCTATCTACCACAAATGCATTGTAAGCATCTTCATCAGCAAAGTCTAACTCCCATTTAAAAGAAAGATTGTCTTCTGCTATTGTTAGTGCTACGGTCACATCAGACCTAGCGTCAAGCCAGTTCCTAAAGTGAGTACCGTTAGTTTCAAATCCAGCGTCAGCATCCTCAGCGAAAAAATACCAGTTCGTTGAAGTGTCTGGGCGAGTACTTGTATAAGTTAATCTATATGCCATTGTTCATTCCTCTATTTAAAATCTTACTCTCTTATTTATAATAAAAGTGTCGGGAACTTGGTACTTCTTGTGAGAGAGTAAGAGAGAGGTGTACCAAGTCCCGACTGCCCGTTGGGGGCAAACCGTTAAAAAGGGATATCATCCTCGGCGATATCGCCTTTGAATATATCACTTTGTTCATACTGGCGAACTTGTTCTTCCTCTTCTTCTTGTTCACCAATGTCATGTACATGCAATGCGATAATAGCATAGTGCAGTACCTTTAATAAATCTTTGCGGTTAGTACCGTCTTTTTTTCCATACCTCTGGGCATACTTCAAAATGTTTCCAATACAAAATCCCATCCCATGACCACCGTCAATAATAAATTCGGTTGCCTGATATTTGTTCTGGGAGTAATGTTGCCCATAAGTTTCATCGATATAAGATTGGAGCTCCTTGATAAGAGCTCCTTCATTATACTTGTAGTCTAGACTAGAAGTCATAAGTATCATTTTCCTCAGTAGTAGTTTCAGTTTCAGTTGAGGTTTCCAAGATTTCCTCAGCAGAGACTCCAGCATCCACCTTAGTGTAAAGGTCAATGAAGGCAGTCTTAGTGTCAGTATCGAACCTATTGACGCACAACTGGATTGCCTTGAGTCTATCAGAGAACATGGCGTATGCCTTGACAATGTGTTCCAATCTTCTGGTAGAAACCAACTCATCGATTCCACCTTCATAGAAAGTCTTTCTGATTATGTCAGCCCACATGAC